TAAAGATCCTAGGGAATGCGCGATCGGAAACCCGACCATATGTATTTAACCAAGTCAAGTGGAAGGAGATCCGTCGCAGCAGTAAGATCAGCTGAGACTATACTAGATTACGGGAGGTGATCATGAGGCAACCTTTCGCCTCGGGTCCACAATGATTTGACCCCACCTTCCTACTTAAATAAGTCTTCAACAGCTAACGATCTATTGCCCTCGAGAACGGTTTGTACTTCAGGTATCTTCCGTAACATTCTCAGGACATTTTCCCGGATCGGATGCAAGGCTGCTACCAATGCAGCGCGCGATGCTGTAACCGTACGACATTTGAATCCTCTTTCAGGAACCGAAGTAACTCTCGCCACATTCGGCTTGGTACCAAGGAACGTTCCATCCGTGGACGGAATTATACCGAGTTACCGAAGAAGGATCGCACGGTATTACAGGGCAGGTGTGAGCAAACCACGCTCCCCAAACGTTATAGAAACGTCCGGGTCTGCAGTAGCTAATGCTTCAGACACCTGCTCGTAATCAGCAAACGCGTCATCCGAGGTCTAATAGCTCAGGAGCTCAGCAACCAGTCCTCCATCCTTGCGTGTTCGTTCATAGCAAGCACCTTACGTCCAGTCAGGACGTTTGAATGCGGGCATAAAAGCTTGGTCCTTGTACTTTTCAAAGAACCTTACTGACCACTTTTATGCCTTATCGATTAAGTCAGAGCTACAGTTAAAACCTGTAGAATAGGCCTCTTTATGCGCCTTCCATGACTTTTCGATGACATTCTCGGTGGGAAGGGGCAAAGCCCTTCCGATAAAGGAAAACTGGAGACGGATGAGAGGGGACTAGAAAGGTCCTGCTATTTTAAAGAAGGACTTAACCCATGTCTCATACCGTGCGGGACGATTCTCCATAACGGAGAGTCGCTACTCATTTGCCAAGTCTTTCAATTTCTTGGCGCCCGCCTGAGCTCCACGTGTCACACAAACAACAAATAGATGGTTAACCGATTTGAAGAACTCTTCAATGTACTCGCGATCCGGTCTCTTGGATCGCCTCATTCGAATCACACCATCTTTTGTTGACGAGAGGAGTGCAGCGCAGAAACATTTAATTAAATCTGCAGCGAATATCGCTCTGCGCTTGTACTCTTTCTTTGGGACTGGACTGATACGTTTAAACGAACGGAAGTCATAATGCTAAATATCAGTTCTACCCAGAGAAACCTTCACCCCTTAGACAGGGATGCGTACATAGCTACCATTCTGCTCGAGACCACGTTTCGGGGAGAATGATAGTGGGGTCAATGCATTCCGCAAGGTGTCTACGGGCTTATGAGGTAAATCCCATAAGTCAGCAGTGTTTATTCTTTTAGAATTGGA